CTCAGACAATACGTTGTAGTTTGCGTCCAGTCCAGTCACCAACACCACTGCATTTTGATCTGATGCAGAAGCGCTAGCAATTGTGAATGTGGAAGCAGTTGTTAGGTATGCAGGATATGCGGAAGTTACTTCCCAAATTGGGATAAAACTTGTACCGATAGAGGGCTGGTAACCAAAAATGTTAACGCCATTATGAAACCCAATTTGCCCACGGGCAACTTGCAACTCAAAAGGCTCATACCTTCCTTGTTGCGTAATCGATTTAGCCTTTGGTGTAGCCATGAATAATCTCCTTAAAGTTTAAAGATAGGGGCCGAAGCCCCTAGAGATTAATCAAAGTTACCGTAGGGGTAAGCTGTAGTTGTACCGATGTTTCCGTCAGGCTGTGTGTAACGCACAGTCAAGTACAAAGTACCAGCATTGGGAGCAGGAGTACCTGTACCAGTCAACACCAAAGTCATCACAACTTGTGAGAACGTAGCGGGCTCAACCACACCTGTGGGGTTGGTAAAGTCAGCAGTGGTTGCTTGGATAGCAGTCAACTGAGCACCAGTGAAAGTTGTAGAGTAACGACCAGCAGTCAATGTGTTCGCACTGGCTGTCAAAGTTACTGAACCGTACTGAGTACCGTTGAATTGGTTACCAATGTTTACCACACCAGCAGTCAATGTGGAACCAGATGTTCCAATGGCTGTACCAATGTCAACCAAGAAGTCATTGATCTGTGAACCTGTGGGGATGTAAAACACAGCGCCGCGATACACGGTTGTAGCTGCGTCAGCAGTGATGGTTGCGGCTGTGGGAGGGTATACAGAACTAGAGTTTGTATAAACAACAGCATTAACGTTGGGGATCAAGTTGCCATTAACAAACTGACCAGAACCACCGGGGTAACCAGCAGTACCATTTCCGCCAGTGTTGGCGAAGTTCATGTCAATGTTTTGAGCGAGATCGGTATATCCTACATCGCGGATGGGGCCAAATCTATTTGAGCCCGATAGAATTGGGCCGGAGAACGTGGAACGAGCCATGATAATTCCTTATGCAAAAGTCTCTTGTTAATCGTTGCATCGTGACCCCTGGGCGGGCTGGCAACAAGAGAAAAAATCCCAGACAGCCTTCAATATACACTATTCCTTGGGTGTGTCAAGAAGTTTTTTCTTGTTTCTTGCAGCCATCATTTTTGATTTCCAAATTGGATCCGCCCACAGTGCTTTGGCTGCGGCTTTTTTAGCAGCTTTGACTTCCTCACGGTTAGCAATTTCTTTGTTGTTTGCAGTTTGTTTAGCCGCATACTCAGGGTCAGCCCACTGAGTTTTAGCTTGAGCGCTGGTTTTAGCTTTGGACTTGTCTGTATTACGAGCTTCCTTGATGCTTTTAGCCAGTGTACCCCCTTTTGTTTCCCACATCTTTTTAGAATTGATTGACTTAGATTCAAGTGCTTCTGGCGTATTCTGAGCTTTGGTTTGCCCTGCAACTACTTTGGCGCGATACTCTGGGTCTTGCCAATGTTCTTTGGTAAATCGTCCATCAGCGGCTTTTTGTTCTTCCGATTTAATATATCCGCTTGGGCCTTCGCCACCATCAGTTAAATTAAATAATGTTCCTGTTTTTAAATCTCGACGTCCATATAGTTTGATAAGTTCCATCTCTTTGGCAAAAGCTTCTTCTTCATTTTCCGTTTCAAATACACGCTCACAAACGGCAACAAAATTGCGCTGTTTTAAATGCGAAATAAAGTCTTGAAACGGTTTATTGTGAGATCCTCTTGACCAATGCGATAAATCACGATCTCCTGTACCTTTACCTACGTACACAGGCTGGCCTAGTTTAAGAGGGCGCGGGTCACGATAAACATAAACATAAAACATAGTTAACTCCTTTTAGAAGTCTCAACTATATATCAATGGATGGAGAATGTCAAATATATTTTCTAAATACTTTTCGAAAACAAGTTACGATACGGGTGACACATAACAAAATAATATCCAATAAAAAAGGCCCCGAAGGGCCTTCTCAAATCGCGCTAAGTGCTTGATTTTATTAGAAAGAACCTGAAGAACCCCAGATTCCCAATGGATCACTCCATCCAAAAGAGTAACGCTCACGTGATTTATAACGTACGTTACCCGTATCAAAATCACCATCCATAGAGTTCTGCAATGGTGTGCGCTCGAAGTGCTTCAAGCCATTGGGAACGTCAGTGGTAAGGAACCAAGCGTTGGGATCTGTCAAGAAGTGGTTGACAGTGTAGCCCTCTGGGATTGCGCCCATTTGCTTGATGGCGTTGATGTCATTGTTTGTGGTAGCGACGCGGAGTTCGGTATCCAACAAACGTTTTGCAACAAACATCAATGAGGGAGGAATGACCAATTTCTTGGGCTTTGCAGCGATCAAGAGGCCACGCTCGTCTGTCCAAGCAGCGATCTGGATCACGGCGGCTTCCAAAGAAGTCTCGTTCAAATCAACTTGGGTAGTAGGAGTGTTAGCGTTGGTACCGCCGTTGACCAAGGGATGGTTAGTTGCAAACAATGCAACGCCGTCACCACCAACATAGCTAGAGTTGAAGCCGTTATTTAAAACAGCAGCAGCTTTCACTTGCTTGGTATAAGCCATGGCACGAGCCAAACCTTTGGTGTAACGAGCAGACAAGCTGTCGTACAAGTTATCTTCAATCGCCTCTTCAGTGATTGAGAAACCCAAAGCAATGGTTTCGTGGTTATAGCGAGTTGTCCATGCCTCTTGTGCATTGTCATAAGCGATGGCTGTGCCCTCGTTTTTAACAGGTGCTGCTGAGAAGCCAGACAGTTTGGTCTCTTCCTCGAATGAACGCTCAGAGGTCTCTGTTTCATAGATCTCTTTGTGCTCTTCGCCATAACGTGCATACTCCAAACCGAACAAAGCGTTCAAGCCGGGGAGCAGCTCTTTCAATAATTGTGCGCGTGAAATAGCCATTTGTTAGCTCCTTAATTAAACGCCATTAGCATTGAAGTAACTATGGTAACCAAAGTTCCATGTCACCAACACTTCGGGATATCCAGTGAATGTGAAGTTAACAGCGGAAGATTGCGCAGAGGCAACAGCCGTATTAATTGTCACGCTAGTACCAGACACAGCGGTTACATAGGTGTTTGAACCTGCTGTAATGCCGGGGCCAGTGACTGCCATTCCTGGGACGATGCTAGAGTTAGCTGCAGACAATGTGATTGTCGTAGAGCTAGAAGTACCAGCTTGCACATAAGACACTGCTGTATCAGGGACAATACCCACGATACGCATCGCTGCGCTGGTAGTAATTGGTGTGCTTACAGTAGCGGATGCAGAAATTGCAACGCCAGCAAGAGAGTCACCAGTGGTTGTAGAACCAGTATTGCCAGCGGCAGCGCCAATGTAATAAGCATTGGAACCAATGAACGCTTGGTTAGCGTAAGCAATAGTAGTGCTACCACCTGTACCGGCTGGGTTAACGACCACGGCTGATTTGAAAACAGCTTGAGGATCATCAACTACATAGCCAAGGGCGTCAGGAGCAGTTGTACTAGCTTGCCAGTATTGGTAACGATTCTTACCATAAATGGGGCCGCCAGTGGTGGAGTACTCACAACCAACGAACACACCGATTGTTCCAGCTACTGCTGAAGAAGCGTTGTATGCCAAGGATGAGACTACGAGATTACCGATGTTTGCACCGGTACCGATTTGAACAACGTCGCCGTTGAACAAGCTTGTGCCGTAACCATTCACGATGGGGAACATACGAGTAGAACCCGCATATACACGTCCACCGATCAAGTTAACAGGCTTCAGGCCGTAAGGGGCCGAAACTGTAGGATAAGCCATGTTAATTCCTTAAAGATTAAGAACCAGAACCAAATGTAACCTTCGAACGTTTCTCTGAGAACAGAGGCATTCTAGGGTCGCTGTCTTTCAAGAAATTGTTATCCACGGAGTCCATTTGAGCTTGGTTTTGTTTTGCGTAATACGCATCACGTTGTTGCAAAAACTCTTCTGGGATTCTGCAGAGTAACAATCCGCCTACCTCGATATTGCCTTTGAATCGGCCTTCTTCGGTGGCGTGCATCATCATCTCAGGATAATCTTCCGCTTTGCAGGGTTCATATCCTTCTCTGAACTTAGAGGAAATGTTACTGGGATCAGACTGCCCCATTGTGCTAATGCGAATGTATCTATGTTTCCAACCGGGCCGGGGGTCGGGCATAGGTAGAGTCTCAGGCGCCCTCCACATCGTTGGACGTTGGGTGGATGCTCTCGAATCTAGTTCGCGCGATAGTCTACTTTGTGCTGTCATGATTAGTTACTCCTCACTTGTTCTTCCGCAACCTTTTTGGCATAGAGTTCCAAAGGAACACCAAGCCGCTTGGCGATATTTACCTGAGTCTGAGTCAGCACGATCTTTTTGGGCGCTGTGCTTCTCGTAGCAGGTGCTACGTTTGATTTGGCTGGCCGCTGAGGGGGTGGCGCATCAGCAGGTTTCTCAGACTCAAACGCATCTGGGAAAACTTGTTTCAACCGAGAATTTAACTTCTCGTAATACTCTTCGGACGATGGATTAACGCCAGACTTGAGGAGTTTCGCATGGTACCCCAACGCAAAGCTGGTCATTTCATCATCGTTTCCGAACCACGGATTCTTTTCCCGCCACGCTTCCGCTTTGGGATCAACCACTGTAGTTGGAGCCGCTTGAGCCGTTTGTACTTCATTTTTACTATCTTGTAAAGGGGTCGGCTTAAAATTGTTAACTTTATCAGCCTTTATCTTTGCAGCCGTTAGCTCTTCTTGTGCAGCCAACAGTGCTTCAGAATCCCCTGACTCATAGGCAGTTTTGTACTTGGATTTAGCCTCTTCGATCTCTGTATTGACTACGCGTTTAGCGCTTTCAATCAAAGCTGTTTGGCTTTCGCTCAGTGAGCCTTTGAGTTTTTTATTCTCTTCGGCAATCACTTGGGCTGCACGAATGGCTTCTTCCCGCTCACGCTGGGCAGCCTCTGCCTTGCGGCGTTCTTCGTGATAACCCTTAGTAAAGTGTTGTATCCTTTTTCTGACACTTTCGTCATACTTGGCTAGTTCATCCGCTTGAAAATCCTGTGGAGGTTCATCCATGGGTTTGCGGTTGCGATCCTCTGGGGGAGTATCGTCTTCGATTTCAATCTCGACTTCCTGTTCAGTTGCTTTATCAACTTCATCAGGGAACTTAAAGTCTTCACCTCTAAATGTTGCCATGTTTTACTCCTTATGACGCACGTGTAATCCCACGGGGATCTTCAACCACAGCCTCGACGTTGTCGTCATTGATTAGACGGAACTCTCTGCCATGGATCTTCAAGCGGGTGCCTGAATTGGGTCTGACGATTACGAAATCGCCAATCTTGCAACGAGGCCCACTAGGGAACCTTGTTGTATCTGAATAGGCTTCTGGGCCCATCTTGATGACAAACAACACTGGGGTGAGCATCTCTTCTTTCCAAACTTCTTGGCTAGATTTGATAATCCCAATCTCGCTGTCTGCATACTCTTCCATCGCTTCGGGGACTACAGTTAATAGCATGAATCCCTTGGGGTCTGGAATCTGTTTGGCCTTTTGTTCTGGATCTTTATTCAAAATACCAGAAAGGTCTACAGCACTTACATCGAAGTTACTCGTCATCTTCATCGTCCTTTAGTTTACGCACGAGGTCGGCTATCTCTCTTTGTGCAAGGGTAAGGCCTCGGATTACCCCACACATATTTTGGTACTCACCAAAATCCTTCGCAGCACCTTCGCTCATCGGTGCGGTATATGAATCTTTAATCTCTTCGAGTTTTTTAAGCAAATGTTCCAGCAGTCTGTCATCCATTCCAGCACCCCTTTGTAGCTTTGTCGTATACAACTTTATTTTTGTAATCCACACCTGAAAATTCAACAAATTGTTCTAGTGTTCTATCCGTGCCTAATCCATATATGCCGCGCATATTTCCATGAATCAAATTATTAAATCTTTCTTTGGATTGCCGATCTAATTCCCACCAGCGAACGCTTCTTACTTTGTCTTCTTCTTCAGACCAATGCTTGGCTCTTGTGCCATCGTTGTTGTCATACAAATGATAGATAGGTAATCTAGGGATATGGAAAATATCCCACCCATGCGTATACGCGCGAATGGATACAGACTGTTCTTCACCTTGGAAATAAAACAAAGGATCATAGGGAATTTCATTGACAAAATTTCCATCTGCAAACACGCAGCCAGCGGCTATGTGAAAGCCTTTTAATGGAGTGTCGGTATCAACAGGAAGCCCAGTAATATTAACAAAAGGACTATCATCGTTGAACTTTTGATCTTCTTTTATGTAAGCACAAACTGCCCCATTTGTGACGGGTTCTTTTATAAACTTATCGTCAACTATCTTAAATGGGTGTGGGTAATCTGAGATAACAAACCTAGGATTTATAGCTGCGCATTCTTCTGCGGCTTCGATCATTCGCTCATCCCAACCGTAGTCAAAGATCATGTGAGAATCAATTTGGAAAAAATAATCTTCGTCTCTATACAAAGACATGCATAGAGCCCTAGCCCAACAACATCCTCTAGATTCTTCAGGGTTAATACCTAAATACCTCATGTTGTCACCGCTAGGAACTCTTAGGCGGTTTGATTCTTTCGTTTGCTCCACAATACCAAACACAATATCTTGTGGATATTTGGCATTTAGTAAGGCATCCAAAACTGTCCTTGTGAGCATTTTGTCTGCATACGAAGCAATTGATAAGAATATTTTTTTAGCCATTTGCAGGTTCTTGTGGTTGGTTCATCTGAGCATCTGCTTGCTGCTGTTGAATGTCCATCTTCTCACGAGCTTGTTGAGCCTTTGTCGCCATATCTAAGATATGCTTTTCTTGCTCTTGCTTGAGTTTGGCTTGATGTTCTTTCTCGGCATGCACTAAGCTTTGTCTGTGCTGGTGCTCAGTGTGGTGCATCTGCTGGGTGGCTTGCGCTACGTCCATGATATGCTGCTGGTTAAGCTGCTCGGGTGTTTGAACTGCGTTTTGCGCTGGTTGCGCTTGTGCTGCCTGTACCCCAGCTTGCTGTTGTTTCAACTGTAGCTCCGCTTGCTTGAGTGCCAACTCGCCCTGAACTTTATGAGCTTGTGTCTGAGCTTGCGCTGCCTTGATCTGCAACTCTTGCTGCTGCATTTGAACCAAAGGATCTTGAGCTTGTTGCTGAGCTTGCTGTTGTGCTGCCATCGCTTGGTGCTGCTGTGTGAGCTGCACTGCGGCTTGGGCCACGAGCCTAGACAACTGAACCTCTTGATCCGGTGGCAACTTGGCATCTGGTGCTGGCATCTGCACACCCAACTGCTTCTCAATCTGGCTCCTATACTGGAACGCCAAGTGGTCTGCGATGTGCGCTTGGATCGCTGCTTGCATCTGTTGCGCCATGGGGTTTTGCCCAATCTGCTGAGCAATCATGGGATCCTGCATGAACGTAGAGTGCACCGCAATGTGCGCATCGTGATCTTGGAAGATAAAGGCTTTTGTAGGCTTTCCTTTGAGGAAGCCCATGTTCTCACTGATTGGATCTTTGGGCATCTCGTCATCTTCAGTCGGCACCAACTTGTCGGCGTTCTTCACACCCAACACCTCGATCATCTGACGGTGCAACATCGGTAGATCATAGATCTGTGGAGCGCTTTGCGACAACTGAATCACAGCTTGGTACTGCATGATCCGCTGAGCCATTGTGCTTGAGTTGGGATCCGATACTGGGATCACCTCCACCAAGTCGTAGTCAGACTGTTTGGCTTTACGATCTGCTTTGTCTGGGTCGTATGCGTAGGATTTCGGAGCATGCTCTCTGATGATTTCTTTCAAGAGCTTGAACTCTTGTCTCATCGAATAGTGCACACGGGCCTGCACAGCAGACATGGTCTTTAGCTGCCTCTCCAATAGAGCTAGCGTAGTACCCACAGGTGCGTTGGCACCCATGTCAGACACGTTCATATCTGCGATTGAACCAAGTCTTCTACCTTCGTCTGTGATCTCTTTAAGTAGACCTGCCAGAACCTGACTGGGTTCTTTGTATGGTAAGGGCATGATGTTGTCACGCAGTGCGCCTGACGCAATGTCCACATCTCTAAACTCTCCGGGGGCGATCGGTGTATCGTCTCCCTTAGTACGCAGCCCACGGGTCTTCAACCCTCCGGGCAAGTTAGAGAGCGTACCTGCATCAACGAGCTGTCTGATGATCGATGTACCTGCACGTGCATAGCCACCAATCAAATGGATGTATCCTAAACCATAAGCGCCAAAACCTGGCACATAGTCGTACTGAACTAAGTGGTCTCTCTTGAGTTTGAGTGGGTCTTTCTCTTTCCAATTGCGGTAGATTGAGAGAACCTTGCGCGTGCCTTTTTCAATCGAGATGATATAAGGTCTGGCGATGCCATCCTCATCTTCAAACATCGGCAAGTCATAGTCAACTTGAATTTCACAGATCTGATAGCGCTCATCGTCTGTCAATGAGTAGCCTTGCTCTTCAGCTTTTTTCTTCTCAACATCAGTGTGGATCTGTGTGGGTTCACCTAACTCAATGTCACGATAGAACCCTGAAACCTGCAGCTTTCTAATGTCGTTCTTGGTCTTCCTCATGATGTGAGTCACACGCTCAGCCATGCGCGCACCACTGGATCCATAAGGAATAATCACATCTTCTGCGGGGATATAGATTGAAGTCTGTCTACCAATGTTGGGGTCATAGTAAACTTTCTTGAACGCTGATCCTGTCAAACCTAAGTTGAACAACATCCTCTCATGCTCTGGTCTGTACTCAGGCATGCCCTCGGTCAACTCATAGTTCATATCAGCGCCAACTCGCTCAGCGGCTTCTTCCTTGAGCTTATCTATCGCACCAATGATCTCAGTCTTAACAGGGCCAGCAGCAGGAAAAGTCTCAATGATCGTTTCACTTTGAAAACGTACAGCAGCTTCTGTGAGGAGTGGGGAGTAAACGCCACAAGCACCGTTCCATGGCTCGGTTCTTTCCTCATACTTCATCCCCAATACTTCTAAGCCCTTGACGAGCATCTCAACCCAATCTTTTCTTGAGTTGATATCTGCCTCCACAAGCTCCATGAGGCCACTGGAAATTTTCCCAAGCTCACCGTCGTCTAAGTACTCGGCTAAGTTGTCATCAAATTCTGTAGGGCCTAAGTCCTCTTCGCCTTCTGGTTCCGCTTCCTCACCCGCAATTTCAATTTCGATCTCTCCAACGTCTGGGTCAAGACCCTGCATGATCCCTTGAGGCGCGGCGTATAAACTCTTTTCCATGATTGATCCTTAATAATATGATGAACGTCGGCCTGATTTGAAGTAGACTCTTTCTTCCGGCTCGTCACTCGGCAGTCTCAAGAAACCACCTTGCCTAAAACGCATGAGTGCAAGTGTTGTCGCGTCCACCAAGTCATCATGTTCTCCTGATGGGAATGCAGCGATCTCATCTACTAACTCTTCGGCCCAACGGGTCTCGGGTACCCAAACTTTACCAGACGCAATGATGTCAGCTACCGAGTTTAATCGCGCAATCTTGTCTTGTCCACGACTAGGCGTGTAGTCTTGAACCGGTATTCCCATGGCTCTTAGCTCATATATTAAGGGTGCTCCAGTCGCTTTTTTCTCAATTAACACCCCATCTGGCTGCCATTCTTGGTATTCTTTGAACACATCGTGCTTCAAATCTATCCACTCAACACGCCTTCTATATGTGTTTAAAAGGATCAAATTGGGCAAATTATGGTCTTTATTGTTGTAAAAAACGCCCCAAAGTGTGCCCGCAGAGTAGTCAGCACGCTGAGTTTTCTCATATGCCGTGTCCCAAGTCTGCAAAATATAGTCACATTCAGGCGGTTCTTGCTCTGTCCATATCTTCCACCAGTCTCTTTTGATGATCGCAGACTCGTTTCCAACAGGATTTTGCTGGTATTGGGCTTGCCATTTTGCATTTGGCAACTCTTCTCTGAGCGCATTTAGCTCATTTAATGACCAAAACTCTGGCCATAGGGGGTTTCCCGAGGGCAAAATCGCCGGAAATTCAATGACTTCCCACTCTTCACCACCCCTAGAAGCACTTGCTTTGATCACTTGCCCAGTCAAATCTCTCATTGACCAACGTGTCATCACGATCACAATTGATCCACCCGGCTGCAAACGCTGCCTTGGGCCAGACGTATACCATTCATAAACCTTGTCATAGACTTCTGGGTTCGTCGCCGCCATCGCAGCTTCTTGTTCTGAGTGTGGGTCATCAATAATAAGTATGTCAGCACCCTTACCGGTCACAGCACCGCCTACACCAATCGCAAAATAATCTCCGCCTTTTGATGTGTTCCAGCGACCAGCCGCCTTGGAGTCTGCTTGTAAGTTCAGATCCGGAAAGATCTCTTTGTATACTTCGCTATCCACAAGGTTACGGACTTTACGCCCAAAGCCTACCGCCAATTCCGCAGTGTGTGAAGTCTGGATGACTTTTTTGTGTGGATATTTTCCAAGAAACCATGCAGGTAATAAATAACTAGCAAACTCGGACTTAGTATGACGAGGAGGCATATTAATAATAAGACGCTTACACTCGCCGCGAGCCACACGCTCAAACGCTTCAGCCATCCTAGCATGGTGTCTCCCTGATATAAATGTTGGCCACACCTTCTGTGTGAACTTTAAAAACTTGGCTCTAGCAAGTTCTTGCTCTTTGAGCATCTCCAAATGGATGAGCTGTTTCTCCAATACCCGCATCTCCGACTCTGACAGCCTTGGCAGAATCTTGGTTATGTCTTTAAGAGAGACGTCTTGGACTTCACTCATCGATGGAATCGTTCTCTAAATCAGATGTACTTATTGCCGTTTCAGAGACTGCACCTAGGTGCGTATCCAGATCGTCTAGCGGAGTGATGTCGCTGATATCCTCATTGCTATTAAGTAGCCTTTTGACTCTTTCTTTGATCGAGTTCTCAAGCGACTCCGACGACTTATGATTGATGGTGATTTCGCTACGGTTGGTAAACAAACCAACGTCCGAGTGCTTACCCAGCAGTTCAAGGGCTTTGATTTCAATTTTGTAATCTCCGCAATCAGCTAACTGAACCAATTTATTGGTGATGAAATTTCTAGCTTGCTGCGCATCCTCGAATGTCTGGTAGTCGTGTTGACTAATGATATTGAGAGCGGCTTTGGCAACACCGGGGTTGCTAATGTGTTTGGGAGTGTTGGTGGGCTGAGTGGTTAACTCAACTGCTTTCTTTGCGTCGTCTGCAGTGAAGTCGATTGCCCCGCCTAGTTGTTCCAAGAGCTTCGCAGTATTGACAGCGACAGCTATAGCATCCGTCTGAGTCGCAGGCTCCTCATCGGACATATCGAAAGGGATTGGGTATTCCCTAGAAGGTTCAACTTTAAGCATCGGGTAAACGCACCGAGTAGTGATGGCTGAAATATACCATAGATATATTTTTTTTGCAAGGGGGATCCTTTTTTGATACCGGGGGGTCACCTAATATAAAGGGGGTGGGGTCTTGGTTGTGGCGAAATTTTAAAAATGGGTATCGGGTGTGCAGAACACAGTGTAGAGATATCTAGGATTCCTTTCCTACATTTCGGGGGGTGGCACTCGGGTGGGTCTTTGCTTTGAACCCATAACATTGTTAGCCCTAGGTCAATACAGTTTAATTTTCGTGTGAACACAATTTGATTTTGATTCTTTTTTGTGGTACAATATAGTCATGCAAACGAAGAAACGATTGCATACATTGTTCAACATTAACTAACGAAGGGTTTCATTATGACAACAACTATCACTACACACGAAGACGCAACGGTGTTAGACCTTATTAATAACGTCGCTGATGCAGTTAAACGCAAGTACGGCGCAACCAAGGCGCTCGCAGTTAAGTTGTGCGACACTTTACCCGCAGAGTGGTACAACGTCGAGCATTCGGATCAATCCGAAGAAGCTAAGCCCACGCTCGCAGTTGCACAGTTATTCCGTGACACACTGCGCAACGCCGGACACAAAAACCCGTCGGTCGAGTGGACACGTGTTCGCAACGAAGGCAGAGTATTCGCCGAAGGCGCTCCCGAATCCGAAGGCGCCGGTGCAAAGAAGCGCACTCTTAAACTGCGTTTAATTGAGGAGTTGACCAAATTGCACAAAGCCGGTCTCGCTGAGAAGTTCGTTAACGAAGACGAAGCCGAAGCATTGACTAGCATTGCTAGCGCATTGATAGCGCTCAATGTTGACCTCAATATGATTAAGTAAACGTGAGAAGCCCTAACAATGTTAGGGCACTCTTCAACCCAAGGGGAAAATTATGGATTATCAAGTATGTCTAGGTTTGTTATTTATTGTGACTATCGTTGCATGGATAAGCGCAGAAGTCACATACTATCGGAGCACTAAAAATGATTGAATTATTTTGCGCAGTGGTTATTGGTATCGTCGCATCAGCAATAATTATATTAACCTCACCCTAACATTGTTAGGCTTCCCTAGGTGCTACACTGAACTCAGTGTAGCATTTTTTTTGCGCTTTTGTCAAGCGCATTTATGCCAGTTCCCATAAGAATGTGCATTGTTACGCCTAATGTTACGAAAATTGTGTCTTTGTTATACAACACATCGCTGGAAACCCGCATGAATCCTAGATTGTTACATGTTACGTTTTTTTTGATAATTGAATGAAACTTTGGGAGCACGAACATGAGGAAGCCCTCGGCAAGAGCATTCTGTGCTACATTTGATTTTCCAAGATCATATAAAAATGAGTATAACAATATAACTTACATAACATTTAATTTTTTTTAGTTTAGAATCAAGTACTTACAAGCGTTATGTTTTTTTTCTGCCTATTTTTTAAGCATAACATTGCGAAACACTGTACCACAAATAGCGCAACGACACTTCCGATGTAATTCTAGAGCTTGCAGTAATACCCAAGTATTCACTTTTTCAATTCAGTCCCACCCAAGACCAACGAGAGACCAAAGAGTTGACATAGGTATAACATTGTGGTACAATATAGGCTGAAGACAAAAATCTTCTACTCAACAACACTCTCAACCCCTAACAATGTTAGGCAACAACGAAAGGTTACTTATGGACTGGAAAGAATGTCTTGCGTGCGGTGACGATATCCGCATCGAGCGTTGGCAACTCGGCTATCGCTTCTGTTTATTCTGTGGTGAAGATCAAGCACGTGCTGAGCGTGCATCGTGGACTATCATTCAAGAGTATACCAAGGGCAACTACATGTTAGTTACACCTGCCAACGTACACACAACACTCAAGCAGACTAACCCAAAGGAGAATAGAGCGTGAGTAAAGATATCCCCAACTATAAAGCACGTGACTACGTGCAACGCAAAGAGCGTTTTGATGGTGCTAATGTATACGCAAGATGGCACAGGCGCAGTGATTCACTGCAAAGCAAGCAGACCATATACGTGGTTTACTCGTATGGGAATCACTTCCCCATGTTTGTTTACGATGCCGACGCTGACGTATGGGTAGAGAATTCCGATAAGTTCTCGGCAACAACATCAAAACAACGAACACAACTGCATCCATTGTGTGACACATTAAAGCGTCCGTTAGAAGACGTAAAGTTAGTTGCGGCTTATGGTATCTGTGGACTATTAAATAAGGAGTAAAAAATGACTGAAGGCGACTACTTAAAAGCACTCGAACTCATCAAAGATGCTGAGCGCAACATCAGGGAAGGAGATTATGACCTTGCTCATATTGCAGTAATCGAAGCCCTAACATTGCTTGACGAGCGTGAGCGAGTCATGGGTGAAGAAGATGAGCGAGTTTGATGATCGGCCTGAATGGATTGTGTACAGAATAATTGGACATCCGTTCAGTTTATTAGCCACGACCAAGCCAGTGTGGGACTCGATGATGGAGTATTCACGAAATGAGTACAGGTTCGAAATTGTTGCCGAGAATTTAACGTTCGAAACTGCAACGAAGATGATAAGACTAACGAAGGGAGAATAACATGAGCTATAACCGACGGAGCGAATTGATATCACGCGTGATCTTTCTGATTGCGGTTATTGTGATATGTGCAGATTTATTTATCTGGAGGAGAGGATGAAGCTAACCAAGTACTACGTGACCGGATACAACCCACGGTTCGGCAACTGGAGTGCACAAGTGTACGAATGTGCAACGATGGAGAATGCGAAACTTAGATTTTCCCTTGAGTTTCCATACCTCAAAACAATTAAGGCTTACGCCCTACGGACAGACTAAATGCTTGACTCAGGTATTATTCTGTGGTACAATGTTATTAAAAAAGCTCAATGAGCGAAGTGAATTGTGTTTGTCAGCAACCCCCTAACAATGTTAGGGATATTAACCTAGAAGGAACTAAAAATGTCAGAAGTAAATTTCGGTAAGTCAATTACATTGAAGCAAGCATCAAAGCTCATTCAATCCAACCCTGAGACTCGTTTTCTACTTGAAGGTGAGCCGGGCATTGGGAAGTCATCCCTATTAGAGAGTATAGCCAACGGTATGGGCTACGACTATGCCTACATCGATGTGCCGAACATGGACTTGGGCGATATCGCCATGCCTGTGATCGACCACGACACCAAGACTACCAAGTATTACCCTAATGCTAGGTTCAAGATTCACGAAGGCAAACCACTGGTGATCATGCTCGACGAGTTCACCAAAGGTGCAGACCCTGTGAAGAACATGCTTCACCCCATGCTAGAGAAGGCAAACCCAAGACTCGGTGACATTCCAATACCCAAGGAGACCATTGTGTTTTTGACTGGTAATCTTTCGACCGACGGTGTGGGTGACTCCCTGAAAGCACATAGCCGTAATCGTTTGGTTCCCGTGCGTATCCGCAAACCCGATGCCGATGAGTGGATCGAGTGGGCGATGGGCAAAGGTATCGAGCCCGAGGTGATTGCATGGGTGAATCGGTTCCCTCATGTGTTGGCTAGCTATACCGATGGTGGATCCGGAGATAACCCATACATCTATTCACCTAAGAGTAATCAGAAGGCGTTTGTTTCCCCTCGTTCGCTAGAGACTGCATCTAACATTGTTAGGACTCGTAAGGACAACGATCCTGATACGGTGATATCCGCATTGACTGGTGCGATCGGTGAAGCAGGTGCTCGGGATATGCAAGCGTACATCGAGTTCTCAGATCAACTGCCGACATGGGAAGCGACGATTGCTAACCCTAAGACTACGCAGATACCAACATCAGCCGGTGCCTGTGCGATTGTGGTATTCGGTGCGATTGCACGGATGACCAAGGAGAGCATCACTCCATTCATGGAGTATCTACAACGGTTCGATGCCGAGTGGCAAGCCGTGTTTGCGATCAACATTGCGAAGACACCGAGCAAGCAAGCGATAGCGTTCAGTTGCAAGGCGTTCAGTGATTGGGTTGCGAAGAATCAAGACTTACTTTAATAGGAGCTAACAATGTTAGAGGAACGAAAAATACAGAAGGCCAAGATCAGCTTGATGCGTAACCCCAAGTTCGCATTGCTCAGTGGTATCTTGATGGTGGGACGTACGTTTGTTGACGATAACACACCGACTGCTAGGACTAACGGACGTGACGAGTGGTATGGGCGTAAGTTCATCAACGAGTTGACCGAGAAGGAGCTTGCGTTTGTGATTGCACACGAAGCGTCGCACAAGATGTATCGTCACTTGACTACGTATAAGAAGCTACATGAAGAGAATGCAATGCTGGCGAATGGTGCGTGTGACTACGTGATCAACCTGATGCTACAAGATACAGACCCCGAGCAAACCGTGATCACCATGCCACGGTGGAAGAGTGGCGAGAAGAAAGGTGAGCCGATGGGCTTGATCGATGAGAAGTATCGAGGTATGAATTCCAAGCAAGTGTTCGACCTACTGAAGCAGAACGATGATGGATCGGGCGGAGATGGGTTCGATGAGCATGACTGGGAAGAAGCAACGAAAGGCATGACAGAGCAAGAGAAACGTGAGTTGGCTAGGGATATTGACCAAGCCATAAGACAAGGACTCATGGCACAACACAAAGTTGCCGGTAAGGGTAGAAGTGGTGGTGACCGAGAGCTTGAAGATCTACTCAATCCCAAGGTGGATTGGCGTGAAGTCTTGCGTGAGTTCGTGAAAGCCACATGCAATGCCAAGGATACTTCATCATGGCGCAGGGTTAACCGACGTTATCTATCGACTGGTATGTACATGCCGAGCATGATCGGTGAGCGAGTTGGTCATATCGTGATAGCCGTAGATACATCGGGGTCAGTAGGACAACAAGAATTATCTGAGTTCCTTGGTGAAGTCAAAGGTGTAGCAGAGGAGGTGCATCCTGAGAAAGTTGACTTGATCTACTGGGGTTCAGATGTTGCAGGTCACGAAGAGTACGAAGGCAATGCGGTGGCTAACATTGTTAGTTCTACAAAGCCCAAGGGCGGTGGAGGTACATCGCCGAGTTGCGTGTCCGAGTATCTCGAAGAGAAGAAGATCGTGCCCGAGTGCATCATTGTTCTTACCGACGGATACGTAGGCAGTGACTGGGGTGGCAACTGGACTGCACCAATTCTGTGGACTATCGTAGGAGGTAATGATGTCGTTTCACCGAATGGCAAAACAATTCACATCAACAATTAATATTAACCGAGCACTAATGAGGAGAGATGAAATGATGATTGTAACTATTGGCTATCAAGACTATGCGTTACCAACCAAGGACGCCATAACATTGTTAGAGTTACTGAGCAAGGCAGAGAGGTACGAGGACAGGTACGTATCAAAAGATTCCAAGGAGAACACAACAGGCGAAGCGTATCACACGTTTCATGTGTATGAGAATGACACGGTGTTCAATGCCAAGGTTATCCCTAACGAGAAATACCGAATGGCTAAGCTAGCGGGTAAACCCGAGCGTTCATAATTTAACAGGAGAAATCAAATGAGTATTAGTTCATCAGCAGTATTAGTAGAGTTGAATATCAGCGTATGGCCAGCCAGTAAAGTTGACCGTGAAACAACTGATCTTGTGAATAGCAACGCATCAGCAGTGCGAGATGCCAGCCAGACCAAGAAGAATCTTTTTGCAGGTACGAGCATGCGTAAGGATATCGACAAGTTCGCCGCCCGAGTGCGTCTGTATCACAACCAACACACATTGCCTTGGGCAGACAAGGGTCAACGACTTCTACCTACTAAGCTATTCATGGAATACAAGCAGACCATGGATGCACACGAGCACACATTCAATATGATGTGCAATAACTTCTATGCCATGTATCCTCAGTTGGTACAGGATGCGAGCGTAAGTCTAGGTTCACTCTACAAAGCAAGCGACTATCCCGATATCGAGGAAGTCAAGGGTAAGTTCGGGTTCAGAAGATCCGTCGATCCAATCCCTGAGAGTGGCGACTTTAGATTAGATGTATCAGCAGAGGACTTAGCGGATTTGAAAAACCACTATGAACAACAATATAGCAATAGGATAGCCGAAGCGATGCGTGCACCGTGGGAACGTCTGCATACTACGTTAACTGCAATGTCTGAGAAGCTCACCGAACGAGCTAGTGATCAGAAGGTTCGGTATCACGACAGTCTACTAACGAATGCGCAAGACTTGTGCTCGCTGTTGACCAAGCTCAATGTGACCAATGATCCGAAGTTAGAGGAAGCTAGGCAAGACCTTGAGCGTGCGTTGGTAGGTGCAGACATGGACGGACTGAAAGAAGATTCGTTCGAGCGTCATGCCTTGAAGAACAAAGTGGATGCCATCATTGGCAAGTTCAACTGGTAAGGGGTATGTATGAAAGCATGGACTAAGTATCCGAACACATTTGATTCGGATGTTCTTGAGAAGGTTCCACATATTGTGGAAGACCGAGATGGTAATCAAGTTGAGGTGATGGCGCTTGATCCAATCAACGCTATCGTATTGGTAACTGAAATGATAATGGAGAATTTTAAATGATTGATGCAATGATGCTATCCAGTGTTTACATGGAGAAGAATAAGAGTAAGACCGACGTAAAGATGGACTCCAATCTATCTGAGATTGTGGTTGCGTTAGCTACTACTAATCCGACGTGGTCATTCGAGTGCATACCTCATCAGTTCAGAGATCGTATTGGTAAGGTTTACGTATATGCAGAGGGGCAACAGATTGGTTACCTTAACCGTGAGTATTCTAACCGAGCCGGTGGTAATGCAACTAGAGTTAGTAAGCCCAATGAGTATAGACGCAACGGAGAATTCACAGTCACGTCCGACAACAAGAAGGCCATTCGTGAAGCGAAGAAACGTTTCACGGTTAAGTCTATTAAAGAAATAATAGGCGAGAAGTATAGAGAAGCTAGAGATATAGTGCAACAACAACGATACCGCAAGGGTAGCAGGGCAGGGGATTGTGTAGGTTCGTTGAGAGATGTTATGCATAAGTACACATTTGAAGAATATCGGGAGCAGTTCGTTTCGTTCTTGACCAAGCAACATAACAGTTCACAACTATTAAGTAAGCTCAAGGAGTTTGATGAGATAACTGCGGAGTTCAACGCAATCGACGCAATCGAGGAAAAGGTGAAGACAGACGACCATGTACTTATCCATATCAATGGGAGTAAATATATTGTTAAGACTATTGACAATGTACAATCTTATGATGATAATACACTCCCCGAAGAATACAGAGGTAAGCTCGGTATGCTGAAGTTGGTGGAGGTGAACCAGTGTGTATCGGATGTGGGATGCAGAACACATGACGATACGTTCTTAATTGTTACCTAACAATGTTAGGGGTTGAAAGGTATATATGAATACAGAGATGTTAAAACGTGCAAGGAAACTGTGGGCGGTGGAGTACATGTCCCACTACGAGAACAGGACGAACATGCGCAAGTGGGTGAAGGCGGTGCGTGTGGTCAGAGACAATGGGAACTGGCTTTTGT